TATCAGCTGAACAATGGGAAGAAAGGTACAAAAACGCTCAGGCGAAGATGACCAAAGAAACCCAAAGGGCTAAAGAAATGGAAGCCAAGATTGCTGAGATGAATAATAAAATCACAGCGATGGAGGCAATGAAGTCCGAAGCTAGGATTGAACAGCAAAAAGAAGAGGTCAATGTTGATCTGTCTCAGATAATGAAAGATTATCCAGAGATAGTTAAACCACTACAGTCATATGTAGATGCCCGAATCTCTGCTGTTGACAATAAAGTTTCACAGGCTTCACAAGAACTCTTAAAAGCTCAACAAGAAGAAGCTGATAGAAAACACTACAGTGCTATCGCTGAAGTGCACCCAGATTGGAAGTCAGCATCATCAAGTGAAGATTTCACTTTATGGTTAGGCAGACAATCAAGGATGTGGCAACAAGCTGCAACCGATGGGGACACAGAAGATGTTATAGCTTTGCTGTCAAAGTATAAAAAAGATTTAGGTCTAGTTTCCAAAAAAACTGCTTCTAAAGAAGAATTGGTTGAGAAGGCAAAACAAAATGTTGAGCCAACTTTATCCAAGGCTAGGAAGCAAAATGTAAGTAGTAGCAAGAGAATTTGGACTGCTTCGGAAATTGGTAAACTTTCTGATAAAGAGTACTTAAAGTTTGAGAAAGAGATTGATCAAGCTTACGAAGATGGAAGAGTTAGTCCGAAATAATTTTGCTATATAGATAAATTTTTTATTTGAATATATAGGAGAACGAAATGGCATATTCATCATCTAGCGGAAGTTTTTCTTTCGCAGCTGGCGAGCAACATTTTATACCTGAAGTATTCTCTAAGAAGTTACAAGCTAAGTTTTACGCTCAGACCGTTTTATCTGAAGTAACAACTAACGAGTACGAAGGAGAAATTTCAGGGTTAGGTAATAAAGTTAACATCAGATCAGTTCCTGCTGTCACAGTAGCGGACTACACAGGATCACTATCCTATGCAGATGTTACTTCATCTACCATTGAATTAAACATTGATAAAGCTAAAAGCTATGCTTTTAAAGTGGATGACATTTTAAGAGAACAGGCTGATATCGACTTCATGAACGAAGCATCAAAAGATGCAGCTCAAAACATGAAGATTGAGATCGAGCAAGATGTGTTTGCTAATGTAGCAGCAGGATCATCAATTACAGATGTGAACGCAACTCCATCAAACATTACAACATCTAATGTTCTTGGATTCATTCTTGAAGCTGGTGAAAACCTTGATGTGAACAACATTCCTGAAGAGGATAGATTCATGATCATTAACCCAGCAGTGGCTTCAGTGTTGAAACAATCAGAACTAAGACAAGCATACTTAACAGGTGATGCAGTATCACCATTAAGAAATGGCTTCATTGGTATGGTTGATAGATTCAGAGTTTATGTTTCTAACAACCTAAGTACAACAGCAGGTGTTTCATCTGGCTTGTACGGGCATCCAAAAGCTATTGCTTATGCTTCTCAGTTCACTAACACAGAGAATGTAAGACTTGAGTCTTCATTTGGCGATGGTGTTAGAGGATTAGCTGTGTACGGATACAAAGTTGTCCTACCAACAGCACTTGGTGAATTTAAGCTACAAACAGCTTAAGTGTAACTACGGGGAGCTTCGGCTCCCCATTTTTATTTATAATCATGCCGAAGGGATCAAAAAAAGAAGCTCTTGAGAAAAGACTAAAGTCGCAAGGACAAAAGAAAGGTCTAAAGGGAGCACAACTTAACAAATACATATACGGAACACTCACAAGAGTATTGGGACCATCAGGTGCCAAAAAGGCATCAAGTAGTGGTAAAATAAAATCTAGAAAAACTAGGAGAAAGAAATGACTAAAGACGAAATAGTTAAATTAGCAAAAGAGAACTTTAATGTTTCTCTCAATCCTAAAGACAAACTGGCTGACTTAGAGCTCCAGTTAAAATCTTTAGAAAATGCCAATCCTGTCGTTGAGGATGAGGAAGTCGTTGAAGCAGGTGACAGAACACCACTATTCTCAAAAGGCGAACATGGAAAAATAGTTCATTGGAGCCCTAAACATAGAGAAGAGTTTTGGACATTCATCTACGATGAGCGAGCTCTTACTGACGAAGAAAGAAAAGCTCTAGGATTATAATGGCAACAGTTAAGGTAATAGATATCATCGACAGGGCTGAAGAGATTCTTCAGGACAATAGCAATGTTAGATGGTCACAACAATCTTTACTTGATTATCTAAACGATGCTCAAAGAGAGATTGTGTTATATCGACCAGATGCTAACCCAGTCAATGCCTCTCTTACCTTAACAGCCGATTCAGCAAAACAATCCTTACCAGCAGCTGGGATGAGATTGCTGAGGGTTTATAGAAACTCAAACCCAAACACAAACCCCATAGCTCAAATAGATAGAGCAGTATTAGACGATAAGGTTGAGAACTGGTATGGCACAACAGGCACAGCAGTTGAGTATTATATTTATGACAACCTTGATCCAAAAACATTTTATATTTATCCACACACAACAGCATCTGATGCCACTATAGAAATAGTTTACTCAGCCATGCCATCAGAAATTACCATTAGTGACTTTGCAACAGACACAACTGTTATTGGGATTGATGATGTTTATGCTAATGCAATACTCGACTATATCCTCTATAGATCATATCTTAAAGACACAGAGTATGCTGGAGACTTGCAAAGAGCAAACAGTTATCTTTCAGCATTTAATGGTGCACTCAATGTTAAAAACCAAGTAGATGCAGGAGCGGCACCAAGACCTGATCAACCAGAATAAATATGGCAGTAGCAAAAAAAATTGAAACATTAGTACCAAGAGTTAAAAGGGAAGTCCCCTCTTGCCCCAAAGAATTGGCTGTTGATGAGCTTAGAAACACCATCATTGATTTCTGTATAAACACAGATATATATTTATCTGAGCTTACTTTGTTTCAAACAGTCAATGGTATCAATGAATACGAAACAAACGATCTAGACATTCCATCCGGTACCGAACTAAATCACATCATTGATATGTTTTATGAGCACGGTGAGTCAGATGTACAGATTTCAGAAAAACATTTTACAAGGCTAGAACCATCAGCATTAATTGGTAAGCCATCGTTGTTTGATCAGTATGGTAAAGGCAGACCAAGACACTATAGCCAAAGAAACGCTGAAGTAATATTAATTGCTCCAACACCAGACAAGAACTATCCGCTCTATGTCCTATATAGTCTTAAACCAACTTCGACAGCAACAACAATTCCTAATATAATTGTTAATGAGTACTTAGAAACAATTGTGCATGGTGCTATTTATAGACTGCAAATGATGAAAGATAGTCCTTGGACAGATTACAACGCAGCAACAATTAACAAAGGAATGTACGATAAAGGCGAAGCACAAGCAGTGAGAAAGTCAAAATATGGTAGAGTAGGAGCACCACTGACAATTAGATATCAGGAGTTTATTTAATGGCATATTCATCAACAATCAAAGTAGTAGTAGGGGACACACACCCAGAGCTTAACTTTACCTTAAGAGACTCAAACACCGCAGCTTCTGGACAAGTTTTGGATGCTGAAGACCCAACTACATTTGCCCCAATTGATCTTACTAATGCAACCACAAGAGTTAGAATTAGAAAGATTGGCACAACAGCCATACTAAAAACTATTACCTGCTCTAATACTGATGCAACAGCTGGTAAGTGTGCAATGGCATTTACAGCAGATACTTTTGAGTCAGCAGGGTTTTACGAGGGAGAAATAGAAATAACCAAAGCAGATGGCAATATACAAACAGTTAACGATTTAATTAAATTTAATGCGAGAGATGACTTTGACTAATGGCTATAAGATTAGTTGTAGAGTATGTAAACCTACAAGCTTCGGTTCAGTTTCAAGATGTAGTTCTCTCTACCGAAACAGCTGATACTTCAGCACCCAGTTTATCCACAACATTTGCTGATTTAGACCTACAGGTTTCAAATCAAGTCATAGCACCAATCTCAGGCATTTTGCTTGACTTTGTTAACTTAGAAGCTGGTGTTAATTTTGAAAACTTTCACATTACAACATTCTTAGATTCTGATACTAAGAACTTATACTTCTATCCCGGCAACCCAAATGCAGTTGTTCTTAACATAACAGAACAAGCTGCTTTAGATGTGGGCAAAGCACTCAACGATAGTTTAGCGATGAGTGAGGTTGCACAAATAGAAGCCGGCAAAAATGTAAGCGACTCTCTTGCAATCACAGAAAATATAGTTAAAGAAATATTATTTACAAGAACATTTTCTGATAGTTATGGCTTTGCAGACAATCAGTCATTTGCTTTTAATAATGCTAAGACAGACTCATTCGCTGTTACAGAATTGGCTGTACGATCATTTGCCAAAGCTACAGATGATTCTTTTGGTCTAGCAGAGCAAGATGTAAAATCTTTCGCAGCTGGCAAAAGCGATAATGTGACTATAGTAGAAAGTGAGTCGTATGCTTTAAGCACACCAAAAACAGACAGCTATAATGTTACAGATGACCCAGCTATAGCAAATACACTGCCTAAAACTGATTCATTTTCTGTGGCAGAGTCTTCTGTCTTATTAAACTCTCTTGGTAAAACAGAAAGTCTATCTGTAGCAGAAAACCTAGAGAGAGTAATTGACTTTAACAGAAATTTTACAGACACACCAACCATTACTGACTCACCTGCATTAGATGTAAGTTTTCCTAATTCAGATTCGTATTCTATTGTTGATAATTTTTTAAGAACTGTTTCATACAATAGGGACTTTGCCGATGCTTTTGCCATGGATGATCAATCGAGTGTCACAGATGAGCTGGCAA